AAAGATAGGAAATGTCTTCCATATATTGTTGCGTAACAGTTTCGCCCTCACCGCCAGCATTACCCCATTTTGTACCAGTCCACACTTCAACAACACTTTCTTCAATGTTGTATCTAGTTTCACCGACTTCTGGGGATGAAGGTTGTTCTGCTGTAGTTCCGTAGGGAATTACTAGACCATTAGTTCCAGTAAATTTAATATATCCTAGCCCTGTAGATCCAAGTGTTATTGCAGAATTTAACTCGTTTCTAATATCAGATCCATCTGGGGTAATATTTTCAATTCTATTAAGTCCGGTTCCATTGGGTGCAAATGTTAGATCATTGTTAGTTGTAGTAACTGTGTTAACATCAAATAATGTATTGTCTACTAGTAATCCGTTAGTACGTAATCTTGTGGAAGTAATATCCATTGTTAGGATATTATCTGCTTTAAAGTTTATTTCTTCACTAGAACCAGCAGTTACAGATGTTTGTCTATCTGCTGAATATACTCCGCCAAATGCCGCGCCATAGCCTTCAAAAATTCCAGTTGTGGTATTAAATCTAACATCACCTTGTTGGAATGTTGGGCGATTTGCCGTGGTACCTTTTGGAACTATTAATGCCGCAGTAGTATCAAATTTTAAATTTTTACCAGTGTTGGGCTGTAGTACAATGTCATCTGCATTAGAAACAGTACTTCCAGTAAATTTTGTAGTTTCTAAAAATACTCCGCCTGCAGAGTTTCCTCTTAATTCTAAATTTGAGTTACTGGTAGTTGTAGAAATGTAGTTGTCTTTGATTAAGATATCTGCATTATAAAATTCTTCAGCAGTATATCTATTGCTGGCTGTGATATTTGTTGTGTAATAATCACCAGAAATGCTAAGACTTCGTGTAATGCTAACATTATCTACTGGAATTTGTATAATGCCGGAAGCGTGTGCGCTTAGTTCTAAATCACTGTTTGAATCACTGGTGAAAATTCTATTATTAACTATCTGAACATTGTCAAAATATGCGCTAGATCCTACAGTTAATGTTCCGCTAATGTCTAAAAATCCTGTGTTAGATTTATCACCAGCGAGTACTACTGCACCGGTATGATTTAAAGTTCCTATAACATTTACAGATTTTACAGTAGTTAATCCGCTGACAGTAAGATTTTGGTCGAACGCCGCATAATCTTTTAAGTTTACGATTCCTGCAGAATTAGCACGTAGTTCTAAGTCACTGTTTGACACAGTAGTTTCTATTACATTTCCTCTAATTCTAATATCGTTAATATTTGCTTCTGATGTATAAGTATCTCGCCATACTTTTGTACTTGAACCTAAGTTGTAGGTTTCTGTTACATCTGGTTCAAAATTTTGATTTAATGTTTGTTTGAATGTTACGGTATCTACTGTTTGATTACCTAAAATTAATTGTCCACCTAGACTAAAATCTCCGGTGATATCTAAATTCTTAGCAACATTAACATCTAAAGTTAGGTTAGTTTCTCCGCTGGCTGATAAAATGTTTACTTCGCCAAATAAAGATTCAATTGTATTTCCTGCTATTTTTAAATTGCCTGTATTAACAAAATCTTTTGTAATTGTTGTTACGTCTGCGCCCGTGGTAATAGTCAAACCAGTTGCACCTGTTGATGCTAATCCGCTGGCGTCAAAACTAACTGTACCATTTTCAAAATCGACATAAAATTGATCGCCTACACGGAATGTACCTTTGTGATCCTGACTTTGATAGTAAACTCTACCGCTGTTTAATTCTACTGTTTCGTTAGTTTGTACAACTAGTGTGTCATCATTAGTAGCATCTTTGCCTGTACCTATATAGGCAAAGTTGTGCTGAATTAGATACATTAATGTATCTGCACCGTCTGCTACTGCTCCATAATTTCCGTAAACGTTTGCTGAACCAATACTACGAACTTCTGCACCATAGGCCAGTGTGCTACCATCTTCAGTTAATCTACCTGTGCCTTGTATAGCATATAGAGCTCTATTAGCAAAATATGTAAATGAATTTAACCATTCAACACGCACACCGTTGGTCATTGTCAATGCATCTACACCAGGTGTGATAAATGTCACAGCATGGAACAACATACTTGCTTCTTTAGTTAAGTAGTTTGTTTCACTACCGTCTACTAGGGCACCTTTACCCGCATCGCCACTGGCAAAACCTCTTGGATCATCGGCTGTAGTTGTTGTACCTTGTGTTATAACTGATACATTTTGAATGTAAGGACTGCGACTAGTTACCTGCGCATTTGGAGCAAAACGGAAAGCATAACCTTTGTCGTTAATACTGTCATAGTAAAAGTCTTTGATTGTTAAGTTATTAACTGTGGTTTCACCATTTAAATGAAATACGTCTTCGCTTTGACTGGCTGTGTCTGGAACAATGGTAACGCTTCTTAATTCTAATCCACTTACAGCAACACCTGCCGGAACAACTAATGGTAATAGTTCTGCATAAGTTCCTGGATATATTTTAATTGTGTCACCGGCAGTGGCCACGCTTAATGCTTTTTCAATAGTAGCATACGGTGCGTTTTCGTGATTACCTTGATTTAAGTTATCGCCATTTTCAGCAACAAACCATGTTTTGCCCGGACGAAGAGCATAGTTAACTCCACTAGGAGTTGATAAACTGCTAGTAGTTACTTGTTGCCCGTTGACTAGATTTGTGTACAGGCCGTTCCATCTATTAGATGATGATGTTCCTAAACTATAAAATGCATCTGTATCTGGAACAATGTTACTGGCTATGTCTGCATTAAAATCTACAGCATCGTTTTGATCTGAACCAAATGTAATCGTGCCGTCTAAGGTAATATCGCCGGTAGAGTGTAAATTACCAGTAATATTAAACTCGTTGTAAACTTCTAACGTGCCTGATCCGTTTGGTCTAATTTCTAAGTTAGTATTAGATGAACTTGCTGTCAAGGCGGCATCGCCCAAATCGATAACATCATCAAATGTTGTTGTAGATGCTAGTCCTAAGTCTAAGAAGAAATCCTGTCCGCCGCTGGCTGGACCACCGTCTAATTGATCTAATAAAATACTGCTAGTAGTGGCAATAATATTATTGTTAATAAAAATATCGTCTGTAGATATAGCAGATGCAACTACACGATTAACTGCGGTAATGTTTAACGATCCTAATGCTGTAGTAATTCTAGAGAAATCTACAGTAATATCGTTATTAGTAAAATTTGTTGATAGTGTATTGGTACTGCGTGTTGTACCTAATACTTCTAATTCTGTGTTGGGAGAATTAGTTTTAATGCCCAAGCGGCTAGTGCCAACATCGAAGTATATTAAATCGGTTTCAAAGGAAAGATCAACACCGTCTCGCAACAGGTTGTCTTTAAGCATTCCACCGGAAATTCGGCCAATATCTACAGGCATGTGATTAGTCTCCAATAATATTTATTGGATCCTGAATTATTAAAAGTGTTGAGATTAACGGTCGAAGCCGTGAATGACAGTGACTGGTTTACCGTAAGGAACAGCACTTGTGAACTCTACAAAACGTCCAACTCTTGTTACAGTAACGCTAACAGTTCCAGATCCGCTAGCATTTGTGTTTAGTGTTAAACTTACGCCAGGACTTACACCTGTTACAGTCCCAGAAACACCAGATCCAGATACAGTTGCACCGATCATACTGTCAGTGGCTTCTGAAGTAATTAATGTTGGGTTTCCGTCTGTCTTTGCTACAGAAATAGTACTTGCGGGCGCATCTACTAGTGTGTAGTTTGTTGTAGAAATTTGATAAACGTTTTCAATTAATACGAATAAGTTCTGTGGGTTTGTTAGTTCTGGATATGGATAATCAGCATACCCCGAATCCAACGGGCCAAAATAAACTTCGGCAGCGTCACCGTTACCTAGATTTTGTTGTGTAATTAGTGCTGGTTCTTTAAATCTAAATTTGCGCCATGCCGCTGGAGTTCCTTGACGTCCTTCAAATTCTTGGTCCGTTGTGTTATAACGAATATGTCCTTCGACTGGACTAGTTACTGTGCCAGATTCGCCAGGACGACTAGTAGTAGGTCCGTTGGGAATTAACAATACGTTTTCAGTATCTAACTTAACTTCGTCTGTAATTTCAACCGCAATACGATTGTCTTTTACATTACGACTGTTTAATTGATTACGTTTTAAAAACTTCATTAACTTACTCTCATTGAAGTTAGAGATACACTTAGTCGTGTATTTGCATCTGCTGTTGCCCAAATTCTTTCTTCTGAACCTAGTACAATTTTTTCTGTATCAAATGTAAATGTTTCACCTGCTGGTATTGTTAAGTTATGAATAACTTTAGTAGTGTTAGCAATAGTAGCCGGTAAAGGTGCTAATAACCAAAGATTTAAAACAACATCCGATGTTGAATAATTGCAAAACATCATGCAGGTCACAGCATATTCTCTGTCATCAGAACCAACAGTGCCAGGGGCAGTATAAATTGCACTGCCTAGTGTAGTTACTAAATTGCTTGTGATTGCCATGTTCTATCCTTAAAATATCATACTGTAAACGATTGCTTTACGTTTACTTATTAATTCATCTTGCTTGTTCTCTGAGTTTACAAAGAACAATCCTGTGCCACCTTGGGCTTCATTCTTAGCATAAAGTTTTACACCATCGGCTACGCTTCCTGGATCTTCTGTTTGTAGGTATAATTTAAAATGGTCATCGACACCTACGCAACCTGTACCGTCACTGCGTAAAACTAAATCTTCGTTACTTAATCTACTTTCAATAGTAGCATTATAAAACTTTAAATTCTGTACTTCAAATCTGTCTACAAACCAAGCGGCATTAATTACATTATCTAAAGTTAATGTTAAATTACTTGGGCCACCATCTGCTTCAAAGTCACTAATTTCCAAATAAGAATCATACAATACTGTTACGCCGCCAATCTTAGCACTATCTTGTAATTTGTAAGGCGGATTTAATGTAAAGTAACTACCTACATAATCTGTAACTGCTTGAATGTTAGGAATAATATCTGGATCAATCGGAGGAAGGCCAGGTGCTGTATAATCTAAAACTTGTTCTTCATAGTTTACTGTGCCAGTAACGTTAACTACAGCCGTTCCTGTTCCTAACAAGTTTAAATTATATCCAGCAGTAGTAATGGAATTAGTCTGTATTCCAATTAAATCATCAGTTTCATTTTTAGCAACAAACAGTCCGCTACGTGTTGTACCAGATTGTGTATCTAACCAGTTTTTTGATTCATCAAAAACTAAAAAAACATCAGGTCTTGATCCGCGAGATATTTGAATACCCGCTTCTCCTAGTCCTGTTGGACTAATACCTGCGCCGCTTTCGCCTCTGTTTAATAGAATAATTTTATCTTCTATTTCAACGTTGACTGTTTGTATGGATGTTGTATTACCTAATACAGTTAAATCACCGGTGACAAGAACCGTACCAATTTGATCACCAGTATTCAGCGTAATTGTTCCGCCAGAATTAACTGATATCTTATAATCGGTGTCTTGTACTTTAACTATTCTTGCCATGTGTAATCCTTAATAAGGGACCTAAGTCCCTTATATTAAACTGCAATCAATACTAATACGTCTGCTGACGAATCGTTATCTAAATACCACTTGTACTTGTTACCGCTAAAGTCATAAGCAAGGCGCTTAGTTAATTTAGCAATAGCAGTAGTACCAGGAGTTTGACCAGTTGTAGAACCTAAAATACGAATTTCACCATTGGCTGCTGGTGTTCCAGAAACTAGTTTACCAACTTTTAAGTTAGTACCTGTAATAGAACTGATGCTTTCTGCTTCAGTAAATGCATCATCGGATGTTTTTAAAACAACGTATGTGCTCTTGCCACGTTGTTTAACAATTTGATAGTCACTGGCTAATGAACCGCCGAAGTAACCTTGAACTAAAATACCTGCTTGTGATGTAGTAAATGAACGAGTAACTTTAGTACCGTATACATCTTTCTTTAATGGACGTCCCATTTGTTTTCTCCTTATGTTGACGTTTTAGGTCTACGCAGAGGGATTCTGCATAAGTTCGCTAATGCGAATATAATTTAGACATTGTATTTAGCCACAAAAGAAAAAGGACTCCGAAGAGTCCTTTTCTTGTTACACTTGTTAAGTGTTGATTACTGGAATGTAGCGTTAGAGATACTAACTGTACCTAAGTAATCAGCCGCGTTACCAAGAGATGATGCTGTGTTGTTCAACTCAACATATCCATAACGAGTCATGAAAGACACGACTGGTTCGAATGATGTTGGGTCTAATACAACGCCAGAGCTCATCAATGGAACGTATGGGCAGTAGAAAGCGGCTGCGTCAGATTCGCTAGAACCTTTGTAACCAACTAATACTGATGCGCTGTCAGATGCGTATGTGTTAACATAGATCTTCATAGCATTGTTCAATGTACCAACAAACTTAGTGTTTGTAGGTGCTTCGAAAGTACCTTCTGTTGTTCTTGCGAACGCAGAAGTTGTTGCACTTTGAAGGATTGTTAATGCGTATGGGCTAACAACGGCCCAGTTACCAGCACCACGACGTGTACGTTGTGCGATAACGTTAGCGGCACGGTTGATTAGAACTGCCAAAGCGGCGTGTTCGTCACCAACGAATGTTGCTGTACCAGATACTGTTGCCTGGTCAAATGCTTGGTTGTTACCGTTAGATGTTGCAAGAGTTGCTAGGGAACCTAGAACTTCTTGGTCGATTTCAGCAGTGATTTCTTGAGCAAGAGCAGCCATGATTTCTGCTTCGATGTCAATACCTTGTTGGGCTTGTGCATCTTGAGCAGCCTCGAATGTCCAACGTGCAGACAATTTACGAGTCTTGGCTTCAACTGTTTGCTTCAAGATTTGGATGCTCATACGCTTACCAGCAACACCTTCTAATGCGGCAGTTGCGGCGGCTGTAGTAGCAGATCCGTTATTTGCAGAATAACCTTCTGCAATCTTGAATGGGCTTAGAGCCTCTTCACCAGCGGTAGCACCATATGTACCACTTAGTGTATCGCTGTAGCGAACACGTAGAGTATGGATTTGACCAACTGGACCAGTCATTGGTTGTACACCAACTAATTCGTTGGCAATAACTGTTGGCATAACACGACGGATCACTGGAAGGATCACGCGGTTAAGGGTTGCGACGTTACCGGCAGAAGTAGCACCAGTTGACGCAGATTCTGAAAGATACTTACGAGTATTCTCTAAAGTAACTCCCATTACGCTACGCTTGGTACCTTGAAGGCCTTCTAATAGTGCCTCTTTAGTTTCTTGCCAGCGGCTTTCTAGTAGTTCTGACATTTAAATTCTCCTTATTTTAATCCAGCAAGGCGACGGATGTCAATTACATCGGCCTGGCTATTAGCACTACTAATGCTATGGGTTTCTTTGTTGCCTGTGATTTCTTTTGCCTCTACAAGAGCCTTCTTCTTCTCCGGTGTGCTACCACTCAATACTGCTGGTAAGTACTTGTCGAAACTAGTACGTAGTTTTGCAGTTTGCACACTTTCTAGTAACTCGCTCATGATGTCTTTTTGGTCCTTGTTTAGAGGATTTAGAAGTTCACTCATTACTTCTTTACGTTCAGCGGCTTCTTGTGCGCGAGCAACTTCTTGCTCTTTGCTTTCTACCAACTGTTGCTTTTCAGAAATAATGCTCTGTGCTTCTGCGAGTTTTTGTTCTTTTTCTGCGATTACTTTGAGTAACTTGCTTGTCTCTGATTTCTCGTTCAACAAACTAGATTGATACTCAGTTGTAAATGCTTCAAAAATCTTACGTCCAAAGTCGTTTTGACGAGCTTGGTCGATATCTTCTTTAAGTTGAGTAATCTCTTTCTCAAGACCTTGTTTTACAACAGATTCAACTAATTCTGCTGAAGTCTTTACAAACTTGCTCTTAAGTTGAGCAAATTGTTCTTTTGCTTCTTTAACAAGTTTAACTTTGGTTTCTGCCAAGTCTTTCTTGTCATCATAGAAGTCTGCAATTTCCTTAGCCAATGCTTCGACTACAAACTGCTCTAACTTACTAAAATTCTCAGCCATTACTTTCTGATCTTCGTGAAGTTCAGAAATTTCTCTAGCAAGAGAAGTCAATACAAACTCGTTAAGTTTACTTGAGTGTTCGCGAATAGCAACAGCATACTTGGCTTTCGCCTCTGCTAGTTGTGCGCGATCTTCTGTAAACTCTTGGATTTCGACAGATAAACGATCTTCAATCATGTTATTGATTGCGTCGACCATTACTTGTTTGTCATGTTCGTATTTTTGCGCGAATTCTTCGCGTAGTTGTTGAGTAGCCTGTTCGCGGTTTTCAGCGATTCTGGCGTTCCAAGCAGACTCGATGTCTGCTTTGATTTCTTCGGAAATCACGTTGTTTTCAAATAATGATTTAAGTGCATCCAACATTGTGATTCTCCCTTGTTATTGGAGTCCGCCTATTATTTTTAATAGGCTTTCTTTTAAGTATTGCTGTGCCTTTGCGTCGCCTTGTACTTCTTGTGCTATTCTTAGTGCCTTATATCCGCCCTTACTATTCATGAGATGCTCATAAATGGGCGTTGGATACGCACCCGGGGCTGATGGTTGAGCTACTACATCAACTGTAATAATCTCGAAATCTGACACTTCACCGGATCCGTCTTCTTTGACGTTTCCGGATCCGCGCGAACTAACTCCTAACTTAACACCACTTTCCAACATAGTTTTCACTAATTGTCCCATTGGGGTTGGAAGAATCTTAAGTTTACCGTAACCATTTGGGCCATCCATCCACATTTCTGTAATCATATGGCTTACACGGTCTAGGTTAATTTTTAAGTCGTCTGGATGATCTACTTCGCCAAGAACTGAATATCCACCAGTGATCTGGTCGTTTAGTGTTTTGACAGCCCTGCCGATTTCGCTCACAGGATACACACGCTGATTTGCGTTACGAATGCCGCCCTGGATACAAATACCCTTCATATAAAGGTTTTTGCCTCCGTCGCCATCCGACTCCACAACCATTCGGGCTTGGTCGAATGTTAGGTTCTCACGTAAGTAGAAATTACTCATCTAGATTAGACCCTAATTAACCTTTGCTACCAATGATACTCTTGGTATCAGCGCCGCTTTCGCCTGCGCCTTTCTTCTCTGCGCCATGACCTTTGCTTTGAGCATTAAGTTTTGTCGCATTTTTTGAACCAGGCACATTAACGTTACCTGAATTCAAATCCTTTGTTGATGGATTTGCTAAACCACCTTGTGTACCACCTTTGTTGCTTTCGCCGCCTTTAGCGATATTAGCAACTGTGCCACCCATATCGTTCTTACCGGCTACGATTGACTTAGTGTTAGCACCGTTGTCACCGTGCTTTGGAGCACTTACTTTTTCTACGTATTCTACAACGTAGTCTTCTTTAGTTTCTTCTTCTTCGCCGCCTTCTTCGCCTTCAGGTGCTTCTGGACCTTCTTCTGATCCACCTGCTGGGAATTCGTCGCCGCCTTCTTCACCTTTGTCACCACCCATCATTTGTTCAAATTCTGCGGTTAGTGCATCGATAATGTCTTGTTTCATTAGGTCTAGGTCGCCTACAGTTGCTGGCTCTTCATCGCCACCTTCGCCACCGTCCATGTCATCTTCTGGTTCATCGGCATCGATATCGCTTAGTAAATCGGCTGCTGGCTCGTCTTGAGCTTCTAAACCAAATGCTTCTTCTGCTGGTTGATCAAATTGTAGATCATCGTCCAACAAGTTTTCGTAAATTTCGCGAGATTTTGCTACCACTAGTTCGTGGAACAATTCTTCGGCTTTTTGTTTGTCTTCATTAATTAGATATTCAAGCATCTGCTCGAACTTTGCGCGATCAGTCATTTATGTTCTCCTATATATGTGATGGGGTTATTCACCCGCAAGGCTGTCGATGTATTTACTATGTATATAAAAAAACCGGTGCAAACCGGTTCAAAATACGAAATTTTAATAAAATATCACAGACTTAAACTCATCATAAGTCATTGTACTATAATTTTTGTATTTCTGCCACCCGAACTCTAATGCACCAGGTTCAGTAATTCTAATGTATTTAGTATCAGTAAATTCTTTAATAACAGATTCGGTTTGACGTTGCCAGTTACCATGAAATGTAGCAGGTTCTGTACTGCGTCTGTAGTTAGGAGTATCCGAGTAAACGTTGTTTAGTTTATCGTTGATTCCTTTATAGTCAAAGCCTAGAATATAGATTGTATCGTAGCCGTGTGTACTGGCCAGCCATAGTGCTGTAGGCCCACTACTCCAGCCTTTTGACGGGTTAAAAAAGTTTAAATCGTAGATATTTTTAAGTTTTGTATTGACGTTAGTCCATACTGGGATACGCCTGTGTACTGCTTTATCTGTGATTTCCAATACCATTTTGGCATCTACTGCCACTAGATAATCTGGGTCACAGTCCCTGTACAATGCGTTACAGCCGTATAATTTGCCAAGAGCTTTTAGTCTGTTAGGTTCAATGGCCATACGGCTACGACCATTGCCTAACACAAAGGCGTGATTCATGTATTAATTTATCAAGCGGCTGGTGGAGGTGCCGCGTACATTCGAGCGATAAATTCTAGCTCTGCTTGAGTTTCTTTGACGTGTTGGTCGGATGCTCTACGTAACTCGTTGATTTGACCAAGAGTTAAACGAGTCTTGCGTGTGTCTTCTAAACCATTAAGGACATCAGTATCACGTTTAGCCATGTACTTGTCGTCCTGCTCTAGTTCAGCAGTTTCACGATTAAAATAAAATAGTTCGCGTAGGATCATATTATTATTTATGCTGGTGGAGCGGCTGGCGCGGGAGCGGCACCTGGTGCTGGCGCACCGCCTTCTGCTCCTGCTTCAGGTGCCATACCTTCGGGTGCTGGTGTTTCTCCTGCCATAGCACTAGCATCTGCGGCAATGCCCGTTGGGCTTACACCTGCTGTACGCAATTCTCCTGCGGCATCCATTGCGTTAGACTTGGCCATACCGCTTTCTTCTTTCCACAGACGTTCGTTTTCTGCTAAGTCTTCGTCTGTCATACCTAAGAAACGTTTTAGTGCAAACCGTTTAGCAATAAATGGCAATGCTACTACCTGTGCAAAAGTACTGATACGTTGATTGTCTAACTCTGCTTGACGATATGCGGCAAAGTTTTGTGGACTTTGGAAACGAATATCAAACAAACTAAAGTCAATGTTTACACCTTTGTTATACAAGAATAATTTAAATTCTGTATCAAATGTACTGATCATTAACGTTTGTAAACGCTCGCAATATTTGTTAAAACGTAGTTCTTGAATGTATGCTGTACCTACACGTCCATCATTAAATGCCGCTTGACTGTCATCTGCGCCTGTAGGCAAGTAACTGCTAGGAATACGTAGAGCTCGCATTAACTTGTTAGTAAAATACTTTAAGTCGTCGATTTCGCCCAGGTTAGTACCGCCCGGTAGCGTTTCAACTTTACTTCCACGACCTTCTGCTGTCTGTGGAAAGAAGTAGTCTTCATTGATAGACAACGGATTGTAAGCACTATCAATAGCACTGCCACCGCCTGTACTACTAGGAATACGTCTTTGATGAATCTCATTTTTAACTCTTTCAACAAAGCTCATGGCCAAGTGACTAGGCATATTGCCTACGTCAATGTAGAAAATTCTACGCTCTGGAGCACGTTGAATACGATAGATAATAATAGCATCTTCCAGTAATTCTTTCTGTTTGTAAACTTTAAAAACAGATTCTAACAGCGAATTACCAAAAGGATAATTGTTGTCTAAGCCTTCACTTAGACTAAGATGTACAACGTGTTTAGCATCAATAGCAAATTCATTTTGACTTTTGCTAAAACGTGTTCCTGACTGCTGAGGATATGATCCTGTCATACCGCGAGCACCGCTGCCGCCTTGTGTATAAGCGGCACCACCAGGCTGTTGATTTTGTGTATTAGGATTAATCTGTGTTACAACTAAATCCTGTAAATTAATGTTTAAGTCGCGGATAACGTATTGTTCTGGCTTCTTGCCTTCGCTTTCGTTAACAATAATCTTTACAACTTTACCCGGATCAACGTAATACCATTTTTGTGTTTCTGGATCGCGTACAAAGAATCCGTCGCCGTATTTGAACAAGTTACGTGCAATACGGAACATACGTGTATCAAGTTTTTGTAACTTAGTCCACTGTTGTAGGTATTCCTTTAAAATTTTAATTTCAGAATTTGTAGCACGATTTCTAAATTGTAATGTAAACGGTGTACCGTTTTCTTTATTTTTCTGTGTGCAAAACTCTGCTAGAATGTCCAATGCGGCATTAACTTCGCTGTCCCAATCCATGGTGTCGTACTGCATATAACGCTCAACACGATTTGGACTACCAGTGTAAACATCTGGAAGATAGGAACTATAGTTG